TACTAATTTTAAGGAGAAAGTGAAATGAGTGAAAGTGAGATTTTGGAGAAATTGGAAAACCTAATCGATCCGACATTTCTCGATCGTGCTTTGGCGGGGGAGGCGTAAGTGGCAGACGCTTACTATAGCCGACCAGAGTGGTCATACTCATCGATGAAGCTGATTCTCGATCACGGCATCGATTATGCGGTCGCAGCTAAACGTGGAGACTTGCCAGACCTAGATAGCAAGGCTATCGACTTAGGACAGCTAGTGCATATGCTGGTGCTCGGCGGTGAAGACCAATTCGCCATCAGTCCATTTGAAAACTTCTACTCGAAAGAATCCAAGGCGTGGCGTGATGAGCAGAAAGCTGCTGGCAAACACATCATCACCCTGGATATGTTCAAAGCTGCTGACCAGATTTTGAAAAATATCGAGAATCACCCGCTAGCGAAGCAATACATTTTTGCTAAGGGTGCGACATTCGAGCATGAGATGTATGCTCGAACCGCCGATGGCGTAGACATGAAAGGCAAAGCGGACGTACTGATTCGCACTAATGAATCGGCCATGATAACCGACCTGAAAACTACCGCAAAGTTCGACAAGTTTTTCAAAACCGCACAGTCAATGCACTACGATTTGCAGTCAGCAGTTTACACGCTGGTGACGGCATCAAGCTTAGAGCTAGACCCGGCGCTAGTCAAGTTTGCCTACTGTGTGGTTGAGTCCGTCGCACCATACCGCGTGCAATTCATGATTGCCGGCATCGACTTTGTTGAAGCCGGCGAACGCAAGCTGCGTACGTGTATTGACGAAATCATAAAGTTTGGCGACAGCGAGCCGAATTTCCTCATCGAGGAAGTGAGGGAGCTAGGCGACTGGAGCTTATAAAAGAAAGGAGAATATGAAAGTCTTTAATAGTTTAGATCCTACCGAAAAACCATCAATTCTGATGGTTGTGTACGGCGAGGGTGGTGTTGGTAAAACGACGTTTGCAGCCACCGCACCAAGACCGATTATCGCTGACTGCGAAAACGGTAGCAAATATTTTGGACTTCGCGGCATCGCGGCCGACGTGGCGCTGATCGAAAAGTGGGACGATATGCAGGAGTTTATGCAAATCGCACTCACTGACAACTACGATACGGTGATCATCGATCCCATCGGTGAGCTGATGGAGAAGCTGATCGCCTACATGCGAAATAGAGCCGACAGCAAATTGGTCCAACGTGACGGCAACCCGACTATGGCTGGTTGGGGCTGGCTGAAATCGACCATGCGGAACTTCCTGAAAACCATGCGCGACAGCGGCAAGCACATCGTTATTGTGGCGCACGTTCAGGAGAAGGACGACGACGGCCGAGTTATTAAACGCCCGATGGTAGCCACGAGACTGTCTGAGGAGCTGGTCAACCTGGTGGATATCGTCGGCTACATGACGACGATCAATGACACCGAGACTGGCGACACCAAGCGCCTGATTATCGTTGACCCAGCCAGCGACAAGTACGTCGCCAAAGACCGCACTGGCCGGCTAGGCCGCTACATTGAGCCAGATTTCACGAAAATCGTCGATGGAGTAAGAGGTGACGCTGAGTATGCATGGATTGCACCAGCACCGACATTGGCAAGCCGAGAGCAAATCGAAGCAGCTGCCAAACCAACCATTCCAAGCTCACGCGTCGAAATGACCGGCGCTCGCCTTGGTAAATCTGAAGCAGACAGGAAGTAAAGGAGGAATATGTCACAACTACAAGAATACGTCGATTCGCAGGTCGCTACGATATCGCCGTTCAAAATCAAATCGCAAGAGCTTTTGGAGCAAGCAAAAGCCAAAGAGGTAACCGACGACGCTACCGCTAAAGAAGCAGTCGCAATCCGCAAGCTGATCACCTCACACCGTACTGAAGTTAAAAACGCACGACTGGCGATCACTCGCAACTTTGACAGCGTCAAGTCACAATTCATCGACGCCGAAAAAGATGTACTCGCGCCGGCTGAAGAGGCGTTGGAGAACATCGGCCAAAAGATTCTAGCTTATCAAGAGGAGCAGGAGCGACTAGCAAAAGAGGAAGCGGCACGCGTTGACGCTATCTGCGCCAAGTTCGCTACCAACGCTAAATCACTACGCAGCCAGAAAGCTTGCGACGAGCGAGGCGCTGAATTGAAGCAGGCATTCGCTGAGTTACCTGAAGCTGATCAGAACCACGCTGAAATCAAGCTGGCATTCACCAAAGCCATCAACGAGTTGTTGACACGTAAAGACGAATTGACGACCGCTGAACGTGACGAAGCCGAAGCGGCCAAATTGGCAGCACAGCGTAAACGCGAACAGGAGATTGCCGAAGCTGAAGCAGCCAAAGCCGCTAAATCGCAGAAGCCAGCCGTCAAATCTGGCATTAAAACCAAGACGGTGTTCACGGTCACCAACCCTGAATTAGTGCCGCGCTACTTGTGCGAGCCAAGCGACAAGCTAATCCGCGAAGCCATCGCTAATGGATTACGTGAAATCCCAGGCGTGGAGATTCGCGAGGAAAAGAGTTTCTAAATATGGCAGCAATCAACACAGTAACTCTAATCGGCCGCGTCGTCCGAGACATTGAAATTAAAACGACGAACAGCGGCAAGTCCGTAGCCTCATTCGCCTTAGCGGTTGATGGCTACGGCAAAGATGCCGACGCCAGCTTCATCGATTGCGTTGCCTGGAATAAAGCAGCCGAATTGCTAGCAGAATACGCGCCGAAAGGCAAGCAGATTGGCATAACTGGCAGATTGCAAACGAGAATCTGGGAGAAAGATGATATCAAGCGTAAAGCTACTGAAGTCATCATCGATCAGTTCCAGCTTTTGAGCGACGCTAAGGGTAGCGGCAATAACGCTGCGCCAGCCACGGAGCGATATGCCGATGAGGACGCCAAATCAACAAACCCAACGACTAATCAAGCGGCTAAGTCAGTAGAGGACGTTGACCTCGACACGCCGATTGATTTGAGCGAAATACCATTTTAGAACATTAACAACCTACATCGCACCCTTTTTGGGTGGCCAGATTCGTATATATAGGGTGGGGCGTCAACCGCAGGAGCTCCTCGCACATTTGAGCCACCCCCAAGGCAGTATAATTACAGCTTTGGTTGCAATTTGTGGCTACCCGATGAGGGTGCGATCGAAGTAATAACAAAGGAGAAATAATGAGCCAAAAATTAATCATTAGGATACTAATAGAATTACTGTTTGAATATCCATCCGATGAGCTTGATACTATCGCGCTGGATTTACACTTGAAGGACGAGCCGTTAGCGGAGTTCTGCGATAGATTCGAACTGGGCAATTGGTTTTATGATCAGATGACACTGGCGGACATCGACATTGTTGACGAAGTCTCGGCTATCGCTGATGAACATCGCAAGGCTGAGAACGAGCAGTTAACGGAAAGCCAGCTGCTGCGCCGGGAATTACAGCAACAGGGTGCATAAAAATACTAATTTGAAGAGGAGTAATCAATGGATAGTAAAATGCAAAAAGTGGCAAATATCATAGGATATTTGATCGGCGGGATTTTAGTTTCGCTAGCTGGAATCGCTGTCATAGCTATCATTGACAGATTGAATATTGACAATGGTAATGTTTATTACACTAAAACAGAAGCCGAACAAGCCCTTGAACGTAAACTAGCCGAGGCCAGACTACGTTGGACGTCAAACTTTGAGCCA